CTGAATAATCCGCTGTCTCCTTTTTCGAGAACGCTGTATCATACGATTGCATGATGTATTTGACCGGCGGTACATCTTCCTTCTCCCATGTTTGCCACCACTCACGTTTAACAATTGCACCCTCTGTGGCGGTAGGTTGCTGTTGCCATTGTGCATTCCACTTGGCAACAGGCAGTGCAGCCTTGACTTTTAACAAGTCATCCTTGTTCCAGAACTCAGGCCACAGTGGTTTCTCCGACGGCATGATTGCAGGGAACTCCACAACCTCCCACTCGTCGGACATCACGTCATTGGCCTGGGCTTTCATCAGTTTTCCGGTGAGATCCTTCGTCCCCCACCGCGTCATCACGAGAATAATCGCGCCACCCGGCTGTAAGCGTTGGCGAGGGCCTGACGTATACCACTCATAAGCGTTGTCAAACGCTCCTTCACTGAGGGCATCTTGTTCCGAATGAGGGTCGTCAATGATAAACAAGTCCGCGCCGCGACCAGTGACTGCCGCACCGACTCCAGCAGCAAAATACTCGCCCCCTGCTTCTGTACCCCAGCGTCCTGCTGCTTTGTCGTCCGTTTTGAGCTTCGTTTCTGGGAAGATTTCATAATATGCCTCCGTTTCTATTAAATTACGGACCTTACGACCGAATCTGACCGCTAATTCCGTGTTATGAGTTGCTTGAATGATCTTTAATTTAGGATTTCGCCCCAAAAACCACGCTGGCATGAGGTAAGAAGCGAATTCTGACTTGGAATGACGGGGCGGCATGTTGACAATCAGCCGTTTTAGCTCCCCAGTTGCGATTTTTTCCAGTTTTTCCGCTATTACACGGTGATGTCTGCCCTCTATGAAGTTCTCATAGACGTGATGCACGAAAGGCATGAAGTGATTTTGGGCTTTTTCGCGGGTCGCGATCCTTATTTCTGCCTGTTTGAGGGCTAAAATCTCTTTTAGCACCTCATCAGGCAAAGATTCTAGGGTCGAGGACATCAGCTACGACGCAATGAGCTCAGACCATACGCTGGAGAGAACTGTTGCGGAGCTCGAAAGCTCGGTTGCAACGATACTGGAGCCAAAGTCGGCAGTCCTGTGTAGGAATATTGCACAGGATCGCGTGGTTGGTAGTTAGCTCCTGTAACAAAAGGTGTCTGCGCGACCGGTTCTTGGGGAGCAGTCATGGCACTTTCAGGGATTAATGGTGGAATGATAGGTGTTGGATCATCTTCTTGGTTTCTAGCTTCTCTGTCCTCGTTTCTACGCTGTCTTTGCATCCTAAAAAGATCACCAGCCGCCTCTTCTTGGCCCTTGATATCAAAAATACCTACACTTTCAGGAGTAAATACAGCGTTTGATTTAGGATTATAAACACCTGTTATATCACCCTTATCGTTTCTCTGAAACACATTACCCGGCCTAGTAACCTCACGAGCAAAAGCCGCGTCTCTATTTGTCAAATCTCCAACAAGGTTCTTGATAATACCACCGGGGCTTAACAAGGCACCCAGGCCCTCTTCTCTCGGAGGCTCTTGAGCTTGTTTCTCTATCTCATTTATAACATCTTCGCTAAGGTACGGTTCACTAGGGCCAGCCGCACCTACACCCTTCATGGTCATTGCTGTAGGAAGTGAAGAACCCCCAAAATCAACACCCTCAAAATCAACAGGAGAGACATTACTAGCTACGTTGTAAATGTTTTTTCGCCCTGTCATACCCGAAGGCAAAAAGTCTGGAGTCAAATCATCAACTCCTGCCATTGTCATAGCCCTAGGGCCACGAGCTTCCTGAATTACTTGTTGTGCTGGAGATCCTACTGATGTCACACCGGGTATGTTTGAAACATCTACAGCACCACCCTCTTCATCTTCAGGAACCAGATTAAATGGGTCGTCAACAACGGGAATAGCACCTTGAAGGTCAAGCGGGATATTGCCTTCCATTGTCATAGCCGTAGGGCGACCACGAGCTAGCTCTCTCGCTTCTAGCACTCGCTGTGCTTCAGCCTCGGCATCAGTCATACGATCTCGATCAAAACCCCGAACCCTGCTCCCTGGGTCTGGAGTCTTGAATGCTATGTTTCCTCCTTCAGGCATGCCGAATTTTGCTCTTTCATTTATTTGACGAACCCTTTCATCCGCATCAGAAGGATCTCGAGACAGTTCTCCTCTTGCACGACTAATAGCTGCAGCAATGTCTTCACCAGTTGCACCACGATACTGATCTTCTATCTCGTCCGTATCATCACCAGCAGCTATCGCGTCTTTAATCTGCTCATTTACCCGATCAGCAAAATCCGCTGCTTCGTCCTGATCAAAACCTAAAGGTGAATCTTTGTCTTCTGTGCCTTCTGGATCGCCACTCATATCCGTATACTTCCTATATGATTTCTAAGACCCCGGTATATCCTAGCCTTCATCCCAGGACCATACCTCTCATCATGCCAGTTCCGCATTACCCGTATAATATGAATACAGTTTCCGAACGGTGCGGCAAAATCTATGTACCATAGAGTACCATCTTCCCCTGCAAAATCTATAGGCTGCAACCTGCGCTCCCGCGTCAGGTAACCATGTTCAGCTTCAGGAGACAAAAAAGCATGCGTACTAAAACCAATCGGATTGGCTAAATCATCATAAGCAACCAACAACTTGCCATGGTCCCTTGGTGCAAGAATCAATCTCTCAATATCACGGTCATTGTAAAAACGGTGCGTGTCAGACTGCGCCATCAAAAACAATGCGTTCTCCACTAACGGTGCACCCGGAAGGTTCAAATGAATTTGCATGGTAATTTTTTCTCGGACCAAGGGACTCCGACGTGAGTCTACACGACTTTTAAGGGTGGGGGTCAGAACGAAATTCTCGGTCAATGAAATTATTGAAGCAGCCGTATAGGCAGCATATACACAAGCACCACCCGATTCTAGGGGGGGACCCCGTTTTGACTACCACTCGTGACCATTCCAAAAGCCCCAAGTAACCGACCTTGGTTATAAAATTTATTTTTTTTATTCCAAAAAGATTTAGAAAAAGTGCATCCAGGTAGACACTAGCCTTGACTAGTTTAAAAAAATCCCTACTATATTAAGTGTAGTTAGCGGGGACTACAAAAAACCCCACACAATAGAGGACGCTATCATGTTTGATAAGCAAATAATCAGAGAGGCCGTAGGCCGTCGTTTCTTTTCCGTAACCTTCATTACAAAAGATAACCAAGTCCGTCCGATGGTTTGTAAATTACCATCAGCTGACCGTTTCTTTTCAGGTGGTGAGTTAAAAGGTGACCGCTCACGGTTACTATCGGTGATTGATATCAACCTACTCCGTAAGGGTGTGGACCCTAAGAGAGCGTGGCGGTCAATCAACCTCGACACCATTCTTGAGTTTAAATTCATGGGTCGTGATTGGGTTAACTAAGGGAGACGGGGAGTGGCAACACTCCCCGATTTTAAGATGACAGAATATACCGGAACTTGTACATATTGGGATAACGACGAGAACGAATTTGAATTAGATGTACGATTTGAATTTGAACAGGACAAAGAAGACGGCCACGTCATAGCGGAACGTTGGGAGTTATTAAACATTGAAGACTATTTCAATGCCCAAAGACTAACACTCGATATCTCAGAGGGGTCTGCCGCTTGGATATTTGCCGAAGATGTTTTACATGAAATCGACAGACAAGAAGTCGATTACAGGGATTACAGTTAACAACAACCGGAGGGGCTATGCCCCTCCATTGGAGGGCACAATGAAATATTGGGAAGTTGAACATAATGGCGAGTGCATTCGGATTGAATGGAACGAGAAAGCAACCTTTAATCTACAGACTCCAATCGGTGGTCAATGGGTAGATTATGAATGTTTTACCTGCTACGGATTAGATACTGAGCAGGAAGCCTTAGAACATGCTCACGAATACTTAGCATTAACGTGTGCATTCACCGGTGATTCAGACAATTGGAGGACACAATGAAAACTTTCTCAATCGCTTTCCTAATCTTCGCAGGACTAATCATGGTTCTTGGTGGAGTCGGATACATCGAGGATAATCCCGTGACAATCCTACACACACTGATCGGCTTCGGTCTATCACTGGCGGGGATCGCGCTCTGGATACTGACGGTGCTTTTGCACCAGTTCTTAGAAAGAAAGATATAAACAGAAGGGGCCTCGAGCCCCTTTTTTATTTCGGCTGCGACTTGGATACCCTGGATACCCTGGATACCCTGGATACCCTGGATACCCTGGATACCCTGGATACATATAAAAAGTAAAACCGCAGGGTCGCAGGATAAAAAGTAAAACCGCAGGGTCGCAGGATAAAAAGATAAAAAACTTGTGTACTCTTGTGTTTTATGTGGTACACTTTACTTGTCTTAAAACGGAGGACAAAAGATGTTAACTAAACAAATACATAACGAAGCCTTAGACAAGGCAAAGACTGCAACAGAAAGATATCTTTCTGAGTATGGTGACGGTTTCCCTTGTGGTTTCGCCAAGGTCACTGCCTACGTCAATGGCAACACTAAGATAGGCAAAAGCTTTAAGGCTTGCGGTTTCAAGAAAAGTCACGGTGGTGGTTGGATGTTTTGGAATCCAAGCCTACACGCTACCCAAAACGTAGACGCGAAGCTTGCCGGTGCGAAAGCATACGCAAATGTAATACGAAAGCATCTAGGTGATGACTTTCCGATTTACGAATCATCAATGCTAGACTAAACGGAAGGGCGAAAGCCCTTCTTTTATTGGAGGACTAAAAATGAAACAAGCAACAGACAGAGAGATAAATGGTTCACATTTACAAGGCTACACCACCTCTACCTTTCAGAACATTATCGACAAACTAGGTAACCCACACTCTCAGGGTGACGCTTACAAGTCGGACGCTGAGTGGGCTTTCAAGTTTGAAGATGGAACGGTTGCCACGCTTTACAATTGGAAGAATGGCAAAAACTATTGCGGTGCTGATGGTCTCAACCTTGAGGACATCACTGAGTGGAACATCAGTGGCTTTAGCCCTGATGCAGTTACTAAGATTGAGGAGGCATTGAAATGACAACGCTAACTTTTAAGAGTAAAGAGTTTCCACGCATGATGGAGTTTATGCGTAACAATGACCGTAAGATTCCATACGCTAAAGGAACCACCAAAGACTTTGGTTTGCACCTAGTCAAGGATGACGGTATCTATCTAATGGCAGGAACCGTCCAAGCCGATTGGATAGAACACCTCAAGAAGTGCCACGTTATCTACGCTCAAGGTTTCTCACCGAAGACCACAGACCTTTGGGAGAAATGCCGTGACGCTGTTGGTGGTGACGATTTTGCGGAGTGGATACCCCTTAGTAATTCCATGGTGAACATGCTTGCTAAAAACGGACACATGAAAATAAAAATCACACCTCAACAACTAGAGGTGAACGTTTACGGATAACAGTGTCCTCTGTTATGTGCCCCACTCCGGTGGGGCTTTTTTTGTCAACTGGTACGGATCGATCCATCAAACGGCAACGAATTACTGCACCAGTTAATAGCCAGGACCCACATAAAGCAGCAAGGCCGCAGCCGTAGGCTCGCAGAATTTTATATCTAAACAATAAGGTCGCGAGGCCGCAGACGTAGGCTCGCAGAATTTTATACCTAAATATGGGGTCGCGAGGCCGCAAACATCCTGGCGGTCGGTCAGCTAGAAAAAAGTTACCACTACACTAGTTTTTGTGTTACACTTTACGTGTCTTAAATTGGAGGGCGAATAATGGAACAGTATAAATACGGGTGTGACGCCGGTTGCCTAGCAATCAGAACAGAATCGGGTACTTTTTATTATCCCAACGGCTATGGGGACGGGGAACATGACGTTTTCGTTATCACCGACGCAGAACAACGACCCGATAAAAGGATTTTAAAATACGGGATGTTGCTAGTTACTCATTTTGATATTTTTGAAGGCAAGACCGCCGAAATTTTAAACTACGATTGTGGCGAAACACCGTGGATGAAAGTTTACGCAGTATGCACACTAGATGCCGGTCGTTGGTTTGTGTATAGCGATGACGGCACAATGTACTTGATTAAAGAGGAAGGGGCGTAATGCCCCACTCTTTCTGCAACAGTGCAGCGAAAGCCCAGGGCATTGCCCTGGGCTTTTCCATATCTCAAAAACATCGGATCACAAGGACGCAAGGACGCAAGGACGCAAGGACGCAAGGACGCAAGGACGCAAGGTTGACTACACTAGTTTTTGTGGTAAAATAAATTTAGTTTTATTTGGGGGACTAAAACAATGAAATCTAAAATACTTTCACATCCGTCGAAGATGCCGTGTCCGGCTATATCGCTAGACGCTCGAGCATGCAAAACAGGATCGAAACTCGCAGAGATCGAGGGCACAGTGTGCCACGATTGTTATGCGCTCAAAGGTTTCTATCGCATGCCCAACACCAGAAACGCCATGCAGAGACGTATGGATTTTATGACCAGTTTAGAATTCGTGCCGAAGATGGTCGAAGAATTACGCCAGTTCTGCACCAATGGATACTTCCGTTGGTTCGATTCTGGCGACGTGCAAAGCGTACAAATGGCAACCAATATCTTGGAAGTTTGCCGACAGACTCCAGAGATTAAACATTGGATACCATCCAAGGAACCAGCCATTTGGAAAGATGCGCTCGCGCACACCGAACAGCCTGATAATGTTGTTGTCCGCATGAGCGCGACCAAAATAGATTCTGCCGCATCTAATAAATGGGCGCACACTTCCACAGTTCACAAGGATCGATCCCCATTCGGCCAAGCTTGTCCTGCCAGTTCACAAGGTAACAAGTGTCTCGATTGCCGAAGCTGTTGGGATGCTAACGTGGCGAATGTTTCCTACAGCTTCCACTAATCCAACCACGGGGGACACTGTCCCCCACCCTGGGACTCTGCTGCGAAGATCATATACATATATACAAGGGCGCAGGGTCGCAGGACTTGACACGCAGGGTCGCAGGACGCAGAATTACTACCAGTTTCTTAGTCCTCCAAACTAAGAGCAAACCCCACTTCGGTGGGGTTTTTTTATAGGGCAAATGCTTGATGAGAAAGGGCGCAGGGTCGCAGGGTTTTGTCCGTTCGATCCCAGATTACTTGAAACACAGAATCAATGTCATCGAGCCTATCCCCTTCAGTATGGAATGCCCCATCAGAGGCCAAGGTTCTCGCCTCATGGCTCTCAAATAAATATAGGCTACCCGTCCCTTGGTGCTTGGCTAAGATAAAAGAGAGACCTCCTGCGTGACTGTGAGAGGTGTGCCAAGCGATTTGTTGTGGACTCAATTTCACTTTATTACTTTTGATTACCTTCAGTTCTATCCAAAACGATATTGATTCCCATACGATATAAAGATCAGGCATCCCTGCTGAGACTCTGTTCTCCAGCCTCCAAGCGTAACAATTCCTTGGTAGTTTCTTTCGGATTGCTGTCCAAAAATTCGCTTCCGGCCCTCGTGACATCTTTAAATTCTCCCTCGATGAATGCATGCGGATATCTTTTCTGAAGATCAGCTAGTCGTCCTATGATTTCCTCTCTTGTCATATCATCTATTCGGTTGACTGTTTCTCTTCTGTCGATTGTCAATCCACCCAACGCGGATCGAATTTTTTCTGCATTGATTGCCGCTGAATACTGACCAACGTCCTCCGCACCTTTTGACAACTCAGATAGTCTTTTCATTTGACCAATCAAAGTCACTCCGTACTGGCGTTCTCTTTCCTCCCTTAACTCTTTTATGTGGTCTACTACGTGAGGGTAATCCTTTCCATTTAACAAGACAGAGGCTGTTTTCGGAGCCACATTCACAGAAAATCCTGCCTTCCTCGCACACTCTGCGTTTGAATAGATACCCTCAACAATCAGTTTACAAAACTCTCTCTGACGATTTGTCAGCTTACGTTCTGTCGTAACACTCTTCGACATACCTTTCCTTATAAGGGTTTACTAGCGATTTAATGATACAAACCTGGTTCATTTCGGTCAAAAAACCAACCGTTTTGTTGCATAAATTTTAAACAGTGATTTTAAAACCATGGTTATTGAGCCAAGAAACGTTACGGATGTTACGAAAATCAATCAAAACGTTACGAGTTAGTTTTTTTTTTACCCAAGATTTTCAATAACTTATTTTAATCCGTAACATCCGTAACGCTCGTAACGCCTAATTTCAAAAAAAAAATAATTTTTTTTCTCCATCTCGCTGACAAACCTTTTAAACAAATGTTACGAGTGCCGTGATCCTAGTACACAGAAACACTTGATATCTTTTTTAGACTAGTGTAATGTCACTACCTCATTGATCATTTGGAGGATAAGCAATGGAAACTAAACCTGATAACGTAAGGTACAGGGTCAGAGGAACATGGCTCAATAGCACCAAACCTTTAGAGTGGCCTGTCAATACATTTGGCGAAGCCAAGGCGTTTATCGAAGGATTCAACCTATCTGATTCATCCAGAATCCAAGACTTCAAAATCATAGAAATCAGGGACGTTGTCGCTGTTGTTTCTATTCATACGAAATCTGACGGTGACCGTGATGTCTGTTCACACACCTCAGAGAAAGAAGCCCAACAACACTTGGAATATCTCAAATCAGAATGTGGGTTATTCAATGATGAGTTTGACGATTATGATTGGCATTACGTCACCATAAAAACGGAGCATGAGGTAGAGGTCAAATGATTAAGAGAATGAAAGCGATCCACACTGAAGAGATTGATCATGTGGATTATCAGCATAAGTTGGAAAAGTCGTATGAGATTTACTACGAAGCGGATGAAGAGACCGGAGCCGTTCTGAACATTACTGAGATTACTGAACTGCCTCGTCAAACTTTTGACGAGGTCAAGTATGACTCACTGCTTTGGCAACATCTTGTTAAGACTTTTGAGCCAGATGGTTTTGAAGAAGAGGAGGAACAAGAACTGTGATGTACGTCAGAGAATTTTGCTTTAACCCACGGCTACATGAAAGCATCACCTCGCATGTGCCGTGTGAGTACAGAACCAATGATATGCGGGACGATGAGGCTTTATCCATCATTGAAAAACTGAAGGAAAAGTCAAACGAGGAACTTGGCGCGATGGTACGCGAATGGTTGGAGCATCCAGACGTTCAGAACTACCCACGCGATTTCACTGAGTGTGTTAACGAGGTCACCATCGAATGACCTTTTTTGATACGGCCACGTACTACCTGATCATGTCCATGGTCGGGTGGTCACTGGTCATCGCACAGATCATATGTGTGGTTTGGTTTTTAAAAAAAGTTGGAGGAAGAAATGAGAGAAACAGTAGAGAAAATTGATAAAGCGTATCAGGATTTTTTAACTCAACGCAGTCTCCCGCAGATGTGTGCCTACGAATTAATATCTGAGGATTTTTACGACGACTACGAACGGCTCGTGATCACCAAGTTTATTGAACTGTATGAAGCGATTGATTCGGAGAAAAAGTGATGAGATACGCGACAGTCTGTTCGGGCGTTGAAGCCTGTTCCGTGGCGTGGGAGCCATTGGGTTGGCAACCAGTTTTCTTTTCTGAGATCGAGGACTTCCCGTCGGAAGTTCTCAGCACACATTATCCAAGCGTCCCCAACCATGGGGACATGACAAACTTTAAGGAGTGGGGTTATGAAAGAGGAGCAGTTGATGTTATTTGCGGGGGAACACCATGCCAATCATTTTCAGTTGCAGGACTCAGAAGAGGACTCAGCGACGACAGAGGCAATCTTGCGCTCACGTTTTGCAGAATGGTTGAGCAGTTGCGCCCCAAACACTTCATCTGGGAAAACGTTGCCGGATGTTTGTCATCCAATGCCGGACGGGACTTTGGTTCCATCGTCGGGGCGATGGCAGAATTCGGGTATAGCATCGGATGGCGTGTGCTTGACGCACAACACTTTGGAGTCCCCCAAAGACGCAGAAGAGTCTTTCTTGTTGGATGTGCTTCAGGACAGTCAGAACACGTCCGACAAATATTGTTTGAGCCAGAGGGCAGCAGAAGGAATTCTGCGAAGAGCCAAGAGACGGGGCAAGACTCTGCCAGAAACGTTGGAAACAGCACTGAGGTCTTTGATTTCCAACGAATTGGTCAATACGGAACCAAGGGCGTAGGATCGACTTGCATGGCGCGTGACTACAAGGACTCAAAAGACTTGGTCGTTTACGAGTACCACGGTCACGATTCCAGAGTCAAAGAGCTAGATCAAACGTGTCAGACCGTCACATCGAGATGGGGGACGGGTGGCAACAATGTGCCATTGGTCTCGTTCAGTTCAAACATGTCTGAGCCTGACGTGATTGAGAACAAATCACCACCGGTCAAGGTTGGTGGGGGAAATAATCCTCCTGCCATTGCAACAGAAAAACTGGTGCGTCGGCTGACACCAATTGAAGTCGAACGGTTACAGGGTTTTCCAGACGACTACACAAATATTCCGTGGCGCGGTAAGACCGCACCGGATAGCCGTCGCTATAAGGCGATGGGAAATAGCATGGCTGTTCCGGTCATGCGTTGGTTAGGTCAGCGCATTGCTGACCTTGAGGAGGGTAACGATGAAAAAGTTTGAAATCCATTTTCATAATGAAGTTGAGCATGAGTCAATTGAAGAGTGCA